GGTAGAGAAGGTTCTGTTGATTGGCAGACAGGTTCAATTAAAACAACTACATTTACTGCAACGAGTGGTGAAGGTTATTTTGTAGACACATCAAGCGGAGGTGTGACTGTAAATTTACCTGCAGGTGTTGCTGGTGCAATAGTTGCATTTGCAGATTATACAAGAAGTTTTGGAACAAACGCTTTAACAATTACTCCAAATGGTTCTAATAAAATTGGTGGAATTGCAGCTAGTGCACTTTTAAATGTAGATGGTCAATCAGCGACTTTTGTTTTTGTTGATGCCACTGAAGGTTGGATTAATGTTCAAGAAACTCAAACCTCTCAAGCAGGAAGATCCTTTCTAACAGCGACAGGTGGAACTATTACAACAACAGGAGATTTTAAAGTCCATACCTTCACAGGTCCTGGAACTTTTTGCGTGTCTCAAGTTTCAAGTGTGTCAGCAGAAAATACTGTAGGTTATATGGTTGTAGCGGGTGGTGCCAGTGGTGGATGTGGTGGATGTCACGGCGGAGGTGGTGGAGCCGGTGGATATAGAGAAGGTAGAAATACTACTATAGATAATTTTACAGCATCTCCTTTAGTAGCGAATGCACCAACAAATGCAGTAACAGTTACAGCAACAGGTTTTCCAATAACAGTTGGAGCAGGTGGGGCGGAACAAGGTAATTATAGAAATGCAGGTAATAGTGGTAGCCCTTCAACATTTTCAACAATAACATCAGCTGGAGGTGGTGGTGGCGGTGGTTGGAATACAACCCCAGGAAACTCTGGAGGATCTGGCGGTGGAGCGGCAACACCTGGTGGATCGGGTGCAGCTGGTAATACTCCTCCTGTAACTCCTCCTCAAGGAAATCCAGGTGGAGCTCCTTGTGGTTCTGCTGCTATGGGTGGTGGAGGTGGAGCTGCTGAAGCGGGTGGAACTGATGGTCCTCCTGCAGCTGGTGGTGATGGTGTACCATCTATAATAACAGGAGTTAATGTAACTAGAGCAGGTGGTGGTGGAGGAGGAAGAAATCCAAGTCAACCTCCTGTCCCTGGAGGAGATGGTGGTGGAGGTGCTGGTTCAAACGATGGTACTACTGGAACAGCAGGAACAGCAAACACTGGTGGTGGTGGAGGTGGTCAAGGTCAAGGAACGCCTAGTAATGGTGGTGCTGGTGGTTCAGGTATAGTTGTGATAAGGTATAAGTTTCAATAGGTAAATTATGAGTGAAATAAAAGTAAATAAAATTAGTCCAAGAACAGCGTGTGGTACAACTACATTAGGGGATAGTGGAGATACATTTACAATTCCAAGTGGTGTAACAATAACAAACAATGGAACTGCAAATGGTTTTGGTGCAACAGGAGCTGTTAATTGGCAAACAGGAGATATTAAAACTGCTACATTTACACCAACGTCTGGTGAGGGTTATTTTATAAATTCAGGAAGTGCACTTACAGCAAATTTACCTGCTGGGTCCGCAGGAGCAATTGTAGCCTTTGCTGATTATGCAAGAAATTTTGCAACTTATAATTTTACTGTTTCTCCAAACGGATCAGAAAAAATTGGTGGAATTGCAGCAGATGTAACATTAGATATTGATGGTCAAGCAGCGACTTTTGTATATGTTGATTCAACAAAAGGTTGGGTAAACATTCAAAATGCAGAAGATACAGAAACAGGACAAAGTTTTATTACAGCAACAGGCGGAACAATTACAACTTCAGGAAATTGCAAAATTCATACATTCACAAGTCCTGGAACTTTTTGTGTTTCTGCAGCTTCAGCACAAACAGCTAATAATCAAGTTTCATACCTTGTTGTAGCAGGTGGTGGAGGTGGTGGTTATGATGTTGGTGGTGGGGGTGGAGCAGGAGGATTTAGAGAAAGAAAAAGTCCAGCAACTCCATACACAGCTAGTCCTTTAGAGGGAGCAGCTACCATAACAGTTACAGCAACAGGATTTCCAATAACTGTTGGTGGAGGTGGAGCTGGTTCAACTGCCAATTATCCAACAAATGCAGCTGCAGGGAGTAATTCAGTATTTTCAACAATAACATCAGCTGGTGGTGGTTATGGTGGTTCATACCCTGCTGGAGATGGTGGTAATGGAGGATCGGGTGGAGGTGGATCTGGTCATAATCAAGCAACTACTGGTGGAACAGGAAACTCACCCCCTGTAAATCCATCACAAGGAAATCCTGGTGGAAATGCACCAGCCCCACTCGCTTCTTCAAGCACAACTGGTGCTGGCGGTGGTGGAGCAACAGCAACTGGTTCAACTTCACTTTATCCAGCACCAAATACATTTACTCCAAGAGCTGCAGGAGGTACAACTTCTATAACAGCATCTCCTGTAGAATATGCACAAGGTGGAAGAGGGGCAGCAGATGGTGCACCAAATCAGCAAGCGGGAGGAGCCAATACAGGAACTGGAGGTGACGCAGCAGGTAATCAAGGAGGACCAACCGCAAATCATGGAGCAGCAGGTGGTAGTGGAATTGTAGTAATAAGATATAGGTTTCAATAGTTGAAAGGTAATTAAAATTAATATATAAGGAGAAACATTATGGCACATTTTGCAAAACTAGGAGCTAACGGAAAAGTTATATCAGTATTAACTTTAGATAATAAAGATATGTTAAATGCTGATGGTGTTGAAGATGAAACAGTAGGTCAACAATATTTAGAATTACACAATAATTGGCCTGCACAAATGTGGATTCAAACATCTTATAACACTATACAGAATACACACAATTCTGGTGATAACTCAAAAGCATTTAGAGGAAACTATGCGGGTATAGGCTATGAGTGGGATGAAGATAATCAAATCTTTTGGCCTAAAAAACCTTATCCTTCTTGGGTAAAAGATACTACAACTGCAAGTTGGAAATCACCAATCGGCGATGCTCCTGAATTAACAGAAGAAGAAAAAACTGCAAATAAACATTACATTTGGAATGAAGAAGGTCAGTCTTGGGACTTGACAGACCTATAAGTGTAAATTACAAAGGTATGTGGTATGCAAAAGAAAGTATTATCTGAAATAGCATTATATTACGGTGATGTAGCAATGCCCAAAGATTGGGACATTGATCGAGATAAATTACAACAAGACATATTAACTTCAAATGTTACAGATTCACCTCTACCTTTTTCAAAAGAATGGGACAAATTAAATACTTATATAAGAGAACACATAAATTTAAATTATAATTTTACTTTAGTTAACAAACAAGTTTGGGGTAATATGTATAAACCTCAAGAAACAACCATACCTTTACTAAATATAGATCCTGTGGACTTACGTAATTCACCAGACTATACATTTCTTTATGGTGTAAATGTTAAAAATTGTATGGTTAGAATACATTATGAAGATAATAGGCGTAAAGGCAGAAGCTGGGATATACCGTTAACAAATAATAATTTTATAATGTTTCCGTCAACTTGTATGTATTACCTAACTAATAATCAAAAGGATAGTTTAAATTTTGTACAAACTATAACGTATGAATATATCTAATTATTATTGGTATTTTAAATCTGCACTAACGCCTAGATTTTGTGATGAAGTAATTCAATATGCTAATAATCAAAAAGAAGTTATGGCTAGAACAGGTGGTTATGGTGAAAGAAAATTAAAAAAAGAAGAAGTATTAGATCTAAAAAGAAAAAGAAATTCTGATTTAGTATGGTTAAATGATACTTGGATATACAAAGAATTACACCCATACGTTCACGAAGCAAATAGAAATGCAGGTTGGAATTTTGATTGGGAAAGAAGTGAGTCTTGTCAATTTACAAAATATAAATTAAATCAATATTACGATTGGCATTGTGATAGTTGGGACAAACCTTATAATCGTAAAGATGTAAATCATCCAGAGCATGGCAGAATTAGAAAGTTATCTATGACTTGTCAATTAACAGATGGATCAGAATACAAAGGTGGTGAATTAGAGTTTGATTTTAGAAACTATGATCCACACATGCGAGACGAATCAAAACACAGAATACAATGTAAAGAAATATTACCAAAAGGATCTATTATTGTATTTCCTAGTTTTGTATGGCATAGAGTGAAACCAGTAACATCAGGCACAAGATATAGTCTTGTAGTATGGCATTTAGGGAGGCCTTTTAAATAATGTTTATAAATACCTCCTCTCC